GCGCAGCAGCGGTACAAGCGGCTATGGGTCTTGACTACAACATTAAAAGCTTTACAGCGACAGATGCTAAAAGTGGAATGTCAACTGCATTACTAGAAGTAGGTGCTGCAGGCGCAAACGACATGTTTACAATGGTAAGAATCGCTGGAACACCAGACCAAAAAGATGGTCAGGCAGCTGGTTGTGATGTTGTTGTGACTATCAACCCAAATGCAGCGCAGTATAACTAATAACAAATAGGAGTATATAACTATGGCAATATCAAGAGCACAGCTAGTTAAAGAACTAGAGCCTGGTCTAAATGCACTATTTGGACTAGAGTACAAAAACTACGCAGATGAGTGGTCAGAAATTTTCGAGACAGAAACTTCAGACAGGGCTTTCGAAGAGGAAGTAATGTTAGCAGGTTTCTCAAACGCGGCAGTTAAACCTGAAGGACAAGGTGTAACTTTCGACGACGCTCAAGAAACTTTCACTGCTCGTTACACTAACGAAACGATTGCATTAGCATTCGCTATTACAGAAGAAGCTATCGAAGATAACTTGTATGACAGACTTGCGTCTAGATATACAAAAGCGTTAGCAAGATCTATGGCGTCTACTAAGAACATCAAAGGCGCGGCGGTATTAAACAACGCGTTTGATTCTACTTTTGCTGGTGGAGATGGTAAGGAGCTTTGCGCTACTGACCACCCTACATTAGCTGGTACTTTCTCAAACGAGTTAACTACAGCTGCCGAGTTGAACGAAACATCATTAGAGCAGTCTTTAATCGACATTGCTGCTTTCACTGATGAAAGAGGCCTAAAAATTGCAGCACAAGGAACTAAATTAGTAATTCCTTCTGCTTTACAATTTACTGCTGACAGACTTATGAATTCTGCTGGTAGAGTTGGCACTGCTGATAACGATATCAACGCAATCAGAAATATGGGAATGATTCCGCAAGGATACACAGTTAACCATTATCTGACTTCTGCGAAGAAATTCTTTATCATGACAGACGTTCCAAATGGTCTAAAACACTTCAACAGATCACCTATCAAAACTTCAATGGAAGGTGACTTTGATACTGGTAATGTAAGATACAAAGCTAGAGAGAGATACGTATTCGGATTCTCTGACCCTAGAGGTATCTTCGGATCAAATGCAACATAATAATTAATTTAAAGGGGCCGCCTAAAAACGGCCCCTTTTTTTATTCAAGGTGTGAATATGAAAAATTTCTTAGTCAAAATCTACGCGTACAGTTATAAAATGGAGCTAACAATTACCTCTGAAAATGGCCCATTAGACATAGAAAATGCGATTATTGACAAATTGGGAAAAGGTGATATAAAATGGGAATATCTTGGAGAAATGAATGATCCAAGAGTTAACCGAATAACCTATGAGGAGGTTATTAATGGAGGAGATGATGCAACATCTACAGGACCTTTACACAAAGAAGAGGGGTCTAGACCTAGAATGGGAGCAGGAGCATCTTAAAGAGGGTAGATACACCCTAAATATGGTTAAGATTGACAGAAAAGTTAGAGAAGTAATTAGCCATATAAAACTTGCAGAAGCTAAAAAAGAGCATATGCAAAATAAGATCGAAGAACCTGCACCACAAGTTTCAGTAGCTACTTAGTAAAAAGCTACATCGTAAAAACTTCATTTACATTACAGGCTCTCTTGCGCTCTACTAAAATGTATTGTATAAAAGACACACTATACAATTAATTAGAATACAGACGCGTATAGTCGACGGCCTAGAGACTGTATTCGGAAAACTAGGAGGATATAATTATGGCATCAACTACATTTTCGGGACCGATTAAAGCGGGAACGATTTCACACACAACTGGTACAACTGTTGGCGATAACGTAAAAAACGTTGGTCACGTTGTAATGTCTCAATCTGTAGAAGTTAAAAATACAGATACGACTGACTTAGCAACTAACATTGTTCTACCTGCAAAATCACACATCATAGCTATCGACATTAATGTTGAAGTAGCATTTAATGGTGGTGGTGCTGACACTATGGATGTCGGTATCGTAGGTAACTCTGATTTATATGTTGACAACGCAGACGTTTCAGCAATAGGTCCAGTAGCATTAGGAACTACAGGTTTATGTGCTAATTGGAAAAACACTGGAACTTCTGATGTTAGAGTCGCTTGTAAATACATCGACGCCGGTGGTAACAGTTCTGCTGGAAAAGCAAGAGTGACAGTTACGTACACTCAAGGCAATAACCACAGTTAATAAGTAATTTAGTGTGGGCTTCGGCCCACACATAATTTAAGGAGAAAAAATGGGAACATATGTTTCAAATGTACTTACAAAAAGATTAACTTCAACTGGTACTGTATCCGCGGGACCTTGCAGATTGTTAGCTATTTATTTTGTTGCAGATACAACTGGAGGATCCATTGAACTAAAAGATGGTGGATCAGGTGGAACTTCAAAAGCAGTATATGATACGCCTTTAGGTGCATCTACAGCTGGACAAGAAGTTGCATATCAAATTAATATTCCAGGTGATGGAATCAGATTTGAAACTGATTGTCATGCAACTTTAACCAATGTTGATAAAGTAACATTTACGTTCGGCTAGGAGTCAAAAGTGGCTACAATTACTTATACAGTCACTGTAGCAAGTGGCACTAACCAGTATGGAACCGGTAGTAAATTTTTTATTAACGGCGAGGTCAGTCCTGTTCTCTATTTAGACGAAGGTAACACTTATATTTTTGATCAATCAGATAGTTCAAATAATTTAAATCCTCTTGCCTTTTCAACTAATCCAAACAATTCACCAGCAGCGGCTTATACAACAGGGGTAACTACAACCGGAACTGCAGGGACTACAGGGGCTAAAACAACAATAGTTGTAGCTCCAGTTAAAAAAACAGGTGCACCAGTTTTATTTTATTATTCTACAGCTAACGCAGGATTTGGTCATTCTATTCAAACTATTTCTCCAACTTCAAATGAAGCAGAATTTAATCCTCAAATAGATGAAATTATAGAAGAAGCCTTTGAAAGAACTGGAGTTCAAGGGACTAGAACTGGTTATCAATTAAAATCAGCAAGACGTTCTTTAAACATAATGTTTCAAGAATGGGGTAATAGAGGCGTTCATTTATGGAAAGTTAAACTTGCAAAAATTCCATTAGTAGAAGGGCAAGCAGAATATAATTTTGCATCTGATACAGCTAATTTTCCACAAGATATTGATTCAGTATTAGAGGCATACTACAGAAATAATTCTGATGCTACAGCACCACAAGATATTGCTTTAACTAAAATAGATAGATCAGCTTATTCAGCTACACCTAACAAGTTAGCTAAAGGCACACCTTCACAATATTATGTAGAGAGAAAAATTAATCCAAGTATTTTTTTATATACAACACCAAGTTCAAGTGTATCAAGCACAACAACACCAAGTAATTTTCAGTTTTGTTTTTATTATTTAGCAAAAATTCAAGATGCAGGTTCTTACAATTATACGTCAGATGTAGTAAATAGATTTTATCCTTGTATGATGTCAGGCCTTGCATATTATTTAAGTCAAAAATATTCACCGGCTATGAGTCAAGAGTTGGAAAGAAGATATGAAAGTGAATTATTAAGAGCACTTGATGCAGATAATCAAGGCACATCTACTTTCATTTCACCACAAACATTTTATGGAGATGGAGTATAATGGGTAAGTACGCAGCAGGTAAATACGCTCTAGCAATTTCTGATAGATCAGGAATGGCATTTCCATATGATGAAATGGTTAGAGAATGGAATGGATCATTAGTTCATTTTTCAGAGTTTGAAGCAAAGCAACCACAACTACAACCAAAACCAGTTGGTTCTGATCCACAAGCTTTATATAATCCAAGACCACAACCAGAATCAAAAACAAGTTTAATTCTTTTAGATAACAATCCTTTTACAACTGTAATTTCTGGTGGAACAACTTTTGTAAATGTTTTTTCAGAAGATCATCAAAGAGCAGCAGGTTCTGTTGTAAGATTTAGAGGCCCACCTATTGTAACCTCTGCTGGACCAGCTGGATCAGATTTAATTGAACAACCTAAATTAAAAAATCTACAAGCTTTTGCAAATATACCAACATTTGATAATGTCAGTGATTTAAACAACACATCTGGTTTTACAATCGCACTTGGACAAATAGATTCTGCAGGTAATGTTACAGGAGCCACAACAACAGACTCTTTAACACAACCAATAAATTATTTTTACATAACAAGCA